AATGACAGCTCAGCGTCTGCTTCTTGACACTGGGAACCTTAATATGTTCCATCAATCAATTGGCTCACTGACTTTATTAGATGACTATAGAAGGTGGAGAGACAGAGTATTCATTGATGAACTATTCAAATCTGAATCTCGTGGTGCTTCATCTGATACACAGGGTGGTTACTACTATCCAAATACAAAGACAAAATCTAACTCAACAACTTTAAACTCATACTCTGCTACAGAATATGCTTCTGAGCGTTTCAAGTTTAATGTTAAGACTGACCTTCTTGAGGTAGTTAAGAGTTTAAGAAAGCGTCACGTACCTGTATTTGCAGATGGTTACTACCGTTGTATAGCAGATCCTTCATTCATGAAAGATCTCAGAGCAGATCAAGGCTTCCGTGAGGTAGCTAGATATCCAGGAATGGGACAAGGTTCACCTTTAATGGGTGCAATGGGTCCTAACCAAGCAATCTATGCTGGTGGTCAGTATGGACAAGCTCAGTTCGTAGCTGGTGAACCAGTTATGCCTTCTGGATTCGTATTTGAAGGAGTAAGATTCTTTGAATCTACAAACTTCCCATCTAAAACAATTACGGTCGATATTGGAGATGGAAATGGAGCTGTTTCTAAGACAACTCCAGCAGGACTATTCTTTGGTCCTCAAGCTATCGGTGTTGGTATCGGTGGTCCTAACGCTCAAGTTCTAATTAATAACAACGATGATTTTTCACGTTTTATCATTCTGATTTGGCAACTATATGCCGGATTTGCGAACTTGAATAAGGACTTCATTACCACTGCCTTCACAATTACAGAGTAATAGGAGGTATTAACTAATGGCAACTTACAAGAGTGACGCAGGAGCAATCCTTACACCCGGTAATCAGATCAACAAGCTATCCGCATATAACCATGAGGGTGTACTTGGTTGGCCTGGAATTGAACTTTTCGAACAAATTGGTTTTGTTAAAGTTACTAACGTAGCAGCTGACAAAGCTAGTTTCAAAAGTTTCAGTATCACTGTACCTTCTCCAGATAGAAGAGTAAGTGACAGAGTGAGAGATGACCGCACAAGTTTAGTGGTCAAAGCTAGTGCAGCAAGACCTGCATATGTTTATGGAGCTTCCATAGCAATTGCACAGGACACACCTTCAGGTGGTCTTCCTAGCTTCCCAGCATCTCCAATAACAGCAGACCTTGGTGGTACAACTGGTGAAGTTCTACTACTTGGCCCAGACAACAGTGGTTCACCTCTTGGTGTTCCTTCAACACAGTTGAATGGTCTAGCAGCAGCTTCTAGTTCTATTACTGCAGCAAGTTCAGTATTTGCTCAGGGTGCAGGAGATACAACAACTGGTGATTTTCCAGCATGGTCAAGCGTATCTAGCTCAATTGCAGCTAGTGACGCAGCTAACTCCATGATGTACAAAGTAACAGCAGACACAACTTTCAAAGTTTATAATGTCAACGCTATTACTGGTACTTCTGTAAACGGTGATGGTGTATTTATCTCAGCTGATGATTCAACTGCAGGTAGAGCAGCTTACATTGTTTGTAGAGTTAACTACTTACGCCCAGCTAAAGCTGTATCTTGGGATGATGTTTCTTCCTTCGTGGACTTTGCTTCACAGGTAGGCGGAACAGATTCATAATCTATATCTTTATAGAGTTACCAAAAAGGCGAGTCTCTCGACTCGCTTTTTTATTGTCAATAAAAAATTATTAAGGTAAGCTAAATTAGAGGAAAGCAATTTTAATTATGCTATATCAACACAAAGTTACAGGTGGATTGGTTGAGAAGATATCTCAACACGGAGAGGGTATCTTCATGGTCGTTAATGCAAACGATGAAGTTGATTATGTTCATGAAGATGACTTAATACCTCATCTAGAGGCAACTAATGAAAAAATTAAAACAGAAGAAAGATTAACTGCAGAGCTGAAAGCTACTGGTGATAAATCTGCAAAACCAACTAATAGAGAAACTTTTCCTCTTGATAGAAGGTTAAATATAAATACTGCAAGTGCTAGACAGATTGCTGATACTCTGCCAGGAGTTGGTTTAAAGACTGCAAGAGATATAAAAGATTTACAAACTACAATGACAGGTGAAAGATATACAAAATTAGAACAATTAAAAGGAATTAAAAGAATTGATTGGGATGCAATATTTAAAGATAATTTAGTGAGAGTAGACTAGTAACAGGTATATTTTACTTGTTTGAATGAAGCTCGATACTTTTTTACAATCAAAAGTACGTTGGCATTTAGGTTATAACATAACTTCCATACCAGCTGGTGACCAAGCTCGATTAGAAGAAGCACTTAATAATGTTCAGGATTCTTTCTGGGTAAGTAAGATTGTAGAACAAGTGAGTAGATGTGATGAAGCTGAAAAAAGAACTGATATGACAGGAAGTGTTAATAATGATAATGTTCCAAAAAATAGAATAGAAAGTATTCTTGGTGACGTTGATAGAACAGTTTCAACATCAGACTTTCGTGAAACATTAAAGACTTGGACACAAATTTATATTTATGAAACAGATAGATTAGCAATGCATCTTTATGTTCCTAATTATCGTAATCCAGAACAGGCTAGATACAGATTTAATAGAGAAGGAGCAGAGTTTATACAAGCCCTTCCAGGACCAGCTGATGTTGCTGTAGGGACACGTTTATTCCTAGAAACAAATCACAGGTAAAACATTTCCCCCTGTTATTCTTAAGAAAAGGATTGTAAATTTACAATGGCAGTAACCTACTTTCAAGACACAATATTTTTTACAGATACGACTTTATCTGCACCAGGGGATGGGACAGTTTTACAAGTAGCATCAAATAATTTCTTTGCTACAAAAAGTTATACCTTGACAGTGACAGTTGCAGCTATTGATACTAATGTAGTTGTTCGTTTGGATGGAAGTATTGATGGAACTAATTATGCTCCAATTATTGCAGCTCAAACAATTACTTCAAATGGAACTTCTGTTTATAGTGTGGCAGACAGACCAGTTAAATTTGTAAAAGCTGTATTTGTGAGTGAGTCTGGTGGAGATAATTCTGCAACAGTATTGTTTAACATAGCTGCTTTATAAATGTCTGTTTTACCAAGAACACAACTTGGATATACTTTAGGTATAAAAAGGGATAGAGATATTATTAGTCAAGGTGAAAAGACTCCTAAAAATCCTTTTGAGCAAAGTAGAGGTCGTACTAGAATGGCAGGAGATAAACGAGTAGATATCTTCACTGCAGAAAGGGATTATATGAGAGCCCCAACTGTTAGAGGAGATTACTTACCTAATCGTTTTGTAGCTTCCGTACCTGTATCTAGATTGGAGAAACCAGATGGCTAAAGGAAAAATGCCTCCCCAGCTTCTTGAATATTTTAAGAATAAAAATAAAAAGAAAGAGGATGGTAGTGGTGAAAAGATGTCTGATAAAGAAAAACGTAAAGAAGCCTTAGATAAAGCGAAAGATGCTAAGTCTAAAAAGATGAAAAAAGAAGAAAAATAGGAAAAAAACCTTCCTATATAATTAAACTAAGTCTCTTAGAAAGTAAAAGTGTCAAGCAGTAGTTCAAACAAACAACCGTTAATGGTGGATCGCCCAGCAACCGCCTCCACTTTATGTACGGTTTCTTCAGGTCAATCTTTCCTAACAAGTTTGATACCTACATCAACTGGTGGTGCTACAAAAGTATTTGATGTTGACTCTGCTTTAACAGACACTGCGATTAGTGGAGCCTATGTAGATGAAATATTTTTTAGATATACAAAAAGAGTTTTACAAACAATTGATGCAGTAACAGCTCCTACAGGGACTTACTCAGCAAACAGTACTACTTGTACAGTTACTCTTTCATCTGGGCATAATTTAGAAATTGGTCAAAAAGTATTTTTAGATTTTAAAACTTATAGTTCAGGTACAGTTCCAAAGGACGATACATTTACAGTTTTAGATACAGTTAATTTTACAAGCACAACTTTTGATGTAACTATTCCCTCATTAGGTGGAACAATTACAGGAAACGTAGATATATCTTTACCTACTGATTTTTGTTTTTATCTTGTAAATACAGGAACGGTAACTAATATAAATCAATTCTTTCCTTTATTTGTTGCGAGTATAGATTGCAGTCAGCAATCTTATAGTTGTAGTCTAAATGAAGTTTTACCTTTTATAAATCATCCAACAGTTCAAGCTGGATCTAATTTCGGATCAGCTAATAGTTTGGTATCTCCAAAACAAAGAGGTTTAATGTTAAAAAGAGGACAGGCATTATATGTAGCTGCTAGTGGTGTTAACGCTTTAACAAATGGATTTTATTGTAACGTACAGGGTGGATTCTATTAAAGATTATGGCATTCGAAATAAAAGGTTTCGGTGAGCCATCAAAATTTAATTTTAAAAGTTTTCAAAATTTTAATAATAAACCAAAAAAAGAAAGTATTTATCCAAGAGGATCTGATGGATATGAATTAGAAAGTGAAGTAAAGTTTTATAATCAGGATTCTTTGTGGACTAGATGGAGAAGAGGATATGAATTATATGTAATGATGCAAACGATATTAGGATCTACTTCTAAAGAAAGAGATAGAAGAGGAGACTATAGATTGTTTTTTACATTTCAACAATTTCCCGGAGTTTTTATACCAGCAAGAATATTTACTTTTCCTTCTAAAAATAAAGAATTAGGTGAACATGTATGTGGGATGAGAGATACAGATGGATTTAGTTTTTATAATTTTGGATTACCTATACTTGCAGTAAGATATTTAGCACCATCTGTAGATGCAACTTATCAACAAAATGGTACAACTTTAGTTGTCACTAAAACTGATCATGGATTATTTCCCGGTGATGATGTTTTCTTAGATATATCTACTGGAAATGCAATTGATGAAACATTAGAAATTGTAAGTAAAACACAGAATACATTTACAGTTACAGCTACTAATTCTTTAACAACTTCAGGTAATGTAACCTATCACAATTCCACAGCATTTACTGATACTAGATGGAGATTTGTGAGGGTAAAATTAAGAACTCTTCCTACAGAGGTAGCCTTTCTAGCTGGTGAAAGAATGGCTGATCGAATAATAGAAAAAGATCCAGGAATTTCATCTACATATTCAAGATCGGGATCAGAAGTTACTGTAACTTGTAGTTCAGTTCATGGTTTATCTACAGGAAACAAAGTATTTTTAGATGTAATTACAGGTAATGTCCCTTCTGGTCGATACACAATAGAA